AAAAAGAGAGATAAGGCAGAAATCGCTGCCACTACTGCTCGTATCGCTGTCACCAGACAGAAGCAAAAAGCCGTAGAGCTTCAGAAGAAGTATGAAGAGTCCAAGAATAAGCTTAAGGCTGAGGACTTTCCTGTACCCCCTGAAGAGAAGGTAAGACCTAATAACTTCCTCAAGACTGAGGGTGCTATCCACAAGCCGCCAGTCCCTAAAGAATCTAACATTATATTTCAGCCGAACCCTGGTCCACAAAAGGATTTTTTGAGTTCAACAGAAGAAGAGGTTCTTTATGGTGGCAGTGCCGGAGGCGGGAAATCGTATGCGATGCTCGCCGACCCTATGAGGTACTTTTACAATCCTAATTTCGTTGGCCTTCTCTTGAGACGTACGAACGATGAACTTCGTGAGCTTAAATGGGAGTCCCAAAAAATCTATCCCAAAGCGTTTCCTGGCGCTAAGTGGAGGGATAAAGACTCTATGTGGGTCTTCCCCTCCGGCGCAAAATTCTGGATGACATATCTCGAAAGGGATGATGACGTTATGCGTTATCAGGGACAGGCTTTTACTTGGATTGGTGTTGATGAGTTGACGCAGTACGCTACGTCATTCGCATGGACTTATTTGAAATCACGACTTCGTACCTCAGACCCTGAACTAAAGAGGTCTTTGAGTATGCGTGCTACTACGAACCCCGGCGGTCCGGGGCATCATTGGGTTAAGAAGATGTTCATTGATCCTGCTCCAGAGAACGAAGCTTTCTGGGCTACGGATATCGAAACAAATGAAATTCTCAGGTATCCAGATGATCATGAAGACATTACCAAAAGAGGTAAGCCGCTCTTTAAGCGTAGGTTCATTCCTGCTCGCTTGAAAGATAATCCGTATCTCTTTAATGATGGTGCATACGAACGGTCACTGCAAGGTCTTCCAGAACAACAGAGACGTAAACTCCTTGATGGGGATTGGTCTATTATGGAGGGGGCGGCCTTTGCAGAATTTAATCCTAAACATCACGTCTGCAAGCCATTTGATATCCCTAATAGCTGGCGTCGCTTTCGAGCTGCTGACTACGGTTATTCTTCTCCGTCTTGCGTTCTTTGGTTTGCGATTGATCCGGCTAATGAGACTCTATACGTCTACAAAGAGCTCTACGGAAAAGGAATGACCGGACAAGACCTAGCCTACAAGGTTCAGGAAATGGAGAGAAACGATAGTATCTCTTACGGTATCCTCGACTCATCCGTATGGCACCAAAGAGGCCACTATGGTCCGTCAATCGCTGAAGAGATGATTGCTGCTGGTTGTCGCTGGAGACCCTCAGATCGCGGTCAGGGAAGCCGTGTGGCCGGTAAGAACCGACTACATGAACTACTCAAGGTGACTGAAGAATTTGATGGCTCTCGTACAGGTATCGTATTCTTTGATACTTGCAGACAGATCATTGCGGACCTTCCAACCATTCCATCTGATCCTGACGGGACGGATGATATCGATAGTAGGTATCCAAATGATCACAGTTATGATGCGTTACGTTACGGTATTATGTCACGCCCTCGTAGCGGTAGCGCTCTCGACTGGGGCACTCAACCCCGTGATCGTTACTCCCCAATTGACTCTACATTCGGATATTAACACAAAGGTTTGCAAGATGCCTAAAGACACTAAAATACGTTTCCGAGATCGTATCAAAGGTAGACCTCAGTCAAACAACATTGAGGTTCATTCTAAGGAGGAGGGTGCGAGGAGAATTCGACAAGCAGATGCTGCTCAGAAAGCCGCTGCTAATCCTCGTACTCTCAACCCTGAGCCTATTGAATACAACATGGAAAAGAATAACACAGATCGTGCCAAAGGTGCCTTAGGTGCACATGTTGGTAGAAATCTTAAGAACCACCTCGGTAGACGTGCAAGGGTAAAAGATCCTGCACCCGGTAAATTCGAGAAGGACGCTGAGTTCTTCAAACATTCTATAAAGGATTTATAATATGGCCAAGGCTAAAATCTCCGTAAAGAGTAAGAAGACTGGAAAAGAGATCGGTGATCAACAGGATCTTACAGATACCGAACGACTTTGGGTCAATGATTATAAAACAGACTCAAAAGGTATGGTGAAGAAGGGTGAAGGAGAACGAAGAGCTAAACAGTTCCTTTCTACTGGTGACGCCAAATTCTTTAAGCATACAACGAAAGGTAAGTGAAATGGCTGGTCCTACGAAACGTAACGCTCCTACATCGGCTGATAAACGTGCTGCTGCTCTTCGTAGCGCCAAGCAACGTATCGCTAATGCAGACCAGAAATTCGAAAAGGGCGACCTCATCGATAGATGGACAGCTCCTTTTGAAAGGTCTTCTGCACGGAAAGATTTAGAAAAAGCCAATAAGATGTCTGATGCTAAGGGTGTCAAAGAAGATGTTCAGACTATGAAGGGCGGCGGTATCATGAAGGGTTTTAACTCTCCAGTGCGAGATGCCGCATTCTTCAAGCATACGACGAAAGGTAAGTAATATGGACCTAGTAGAAGATAACAAAGTAGTTTCACTCTTCGGTGGAGCACTGACAGAAGATCACCTTCCAGATGACGAATATTCCGACGCTCGTGTAGAGATCGATAACGTACTAGAAGGAGCCAAAGGAGTAGGTCTTGTAGACATTATCCTTATCGGTAGACGAGCGGATGACAGCTTCTACTTTGCTTCTACTACCCCTAGCGGTGCTCAGATTATTTTTGATCTAGAGTCTGCTAAACATATTATTATGACTTCAACGTTCACACGACTAGAATAAGGATATATTATGGCCTATGTATATGTTACTTTTTTTAATCCAGATGATTCAATTCCTGGACAATTAGTATTTACTCCGGGAAATTTTACTTTTGAAGAAGTATCTTACGACGATATTACTCATGGTGTTACTATAGGATCAGTCGTAGATGGCATGGAATATGTTCTGATCGAATATCCAGATAACGGCATTTTCTATTACGATATCGGTCCTTCACCAGAAGCAACAGTTGGTTCACCTGTCTTGGTTATGGTCGATCCCTTAAGTTATCGAATTCTTAAGCTGCAAGCTGGAGATAAGATTTCTTTCCTTGAGACAGCCCGTTAATAAAGTAGGAGAAACAAATGGCTTCATTTATGGATGATATGCCGATCAGTAATGATCTTACTGTAGAAACAGCAGGAGGTACTTCTGCTTCAATCGCTGTATCTGAGGCTGATGATGTTCCTGCTGATACCCGTAAGTATTCCAACCTAGTCGAGACTATCCGAAGTGATTTTGGGCGTTCTGAACGTCGTAGAATGGCTGATGAGTCTCGCTGGTTGGAGTGTTACAGGAATTTCCGTGGCATCTATGGTCCCACTACACAGTTCACTAGTACAGAAAAATCTAAAATCTTCGTTAAGATCACTAAGACCAAGGTTCTTGCAGGATATGCACAGATCTTGGACGTTCTTTTCGCTGGTAACAAATTTCCTCTTGGTATCGAACCCTCAAATCTCCCTGTTGGTGTAGATGAAGCGGTTCATATCGAGACACAAGAACAACCACAAGCCCCTTCTAACGTTGCAGCAGCAGTCCTTGAGAAACTTAAGCTCTATGGTCCCAAAAAGGACCTTCTTAAGGGTGTTGGAGATAAAGTTAAGCCCGGTGTTGGTCATACTCCTACTTCCATTACTTATGAGCCTGCAAAAGATGCAGCTAAGAAGATGGAAAAGAAGATTCATGACCAATTGGACGAGTCAAACGCTACAAAGAGCCTGAGAAACACTGTTTTTGAGATGTGTTTGTTCGGTTCTGGGGCCTATAAAGGGCCTTTTGCAGTCGATAAAGAGTACCCAAGATGGGAAGTTGATGGGACTTATACCCCTGAAATGAAGACAATTCCTCATGTAGAACATACTTCTATTTGGAATGTTTACCCTGATCCTGATGCAAATAACATGACTGAGGCTGAAAAGTTTATCGAAAGACATAAAATGTCCAAGACAGACCTTCGTGCACTCAAGAAGCGTCCATACTTCCGTGGTAAGAATATCGAAAAGCTTATCTCTGAAGGTCCTAACTATTCTCAAAAGTATTGGGAGTCTTCACTTAATGAAGAAAATGATGACACGACCTATGACCGTTGGGAAGTCCTCGAATACTGGGGTGTCATGGATGCAGAGATTGCAAAGGAAAACGGAATTAAGATCCCTAAGGAGTACAAGGGACAGGATCAGATCCAAATCAATGCATGGATATCTGGAGAACATGTTCTTCGACTGGTATTTAACCCGTTCACTCCAGCTAGAATTCCTTATCAAATTGTTCCTTACGAGTCCAACCCTTACTCCTTCTTTGGTGTTGGTATTGCAGAAAATATGATTGACACTCAGCTTCTTATGAATGGTTTTATGAGAATGGCAGTAGATAATGCTGCTCTTTCCTCTAACGTCATCTTTGAAGTGAATGAAGATTATCTCGTTCCCGGACAATCTATGGAACTCTTCCCCGGCAAGATCTTCCGCCGTCAAGGTGGACAGCAGGGTCAAGCAATCAATGTGAATAAAATTGATAACGTCACTCAGGAAACGATGATGCTTTTCGATAAGGCTCGTCAGCTTTCAGATGAAGCGACTGGTATGCCTTCTTATGCTCATGGTCAGACTGGTATCCAAGCAACCAATAGAACTGCCTCTGGTATGTCTATGCTTATGGGTGCCGCTGCTCAGAACATTAAGGCCGTCGTTCGTAACATTGACGATTATCTACTTACCCCTCTTGGTAAGGCTCTATTTGCATTCAACATGCAGTTTAATTTCTCAGAAGATTTTATCGGTGATCTCTCGGTCAAGGCCAAGGGTACTGAGTCTCTTATGAGAAATGAAATTCGCTCTCAGAAACTTCTCCAGCTAGCTCAGTTTGCAGCACCTAATCCTTCGATGGCTCCGTTTATCAAGTGGGATTATATCCTTCGGGAATATGCTACAAGCCTTGATCTCGATGAAGATAAGGTTGTTAACGATCCTAGAAATGCAGCTATTCAAGCCATGCAAATGCGTGAGGTTGCTGCTCTTATGGGACCTCAACAGCAAGATCCTAATGCACAGGGTCCAGCAGGAGGTGTACCGAACACAGACGATCCTACCGGTAATGGTGGGGGAGTCATTGGTCCGGGTAACGCACCCCCTCCGGGAGCTGAAGGTTTCTCAGGAAGTGGACCAGCTGAATGAAAAGAAAAGACGCAGAAAAGCTAGTCTTCTTTGTTAATGATAAAGCTACTATGGATGCTCTGGCATGGTATGTAGATCTTAGGATTGAAGCATTGAAGACAGCTTTGGTGAGAGCACAAGATTTCAACGAAGTCAAAGGATACCAAGGTGCAATCGAGGAACTCGCTCGATGCAAAAATATAAGAGAAGAAGTTCTAAACCCGAGGGATTAAAATGGATATTAAATTAGCGTTTCAAGTTGATGGTAAGTACATCGACGCCAGTACTAATACTCCGATTGATAATCCTTCGGGCTACGAAGTTATGGAATGGCCCAAGGAAATTCCTTTTCCTTCTGATCAAGAAATTCAAACAAATGGTATCGTTCCTTACCTAGAAGATATGGCAAGGGAAAGTTCCAAGGATTACGACTACAAAGCAAATGAGAAGATGGCTCCTAGAGATGCAGCGAATGACTACGGTTATCGCAATAAGTCATTCTTGATGGAAGCCTCTTCTATGCTACCCGGTGCTCCCGGTCTGGCTATGAAGGCTATGAACGTTCTTCAGAATATTGACAACAAGGTTGCCATTAATACCGCTCGTAATATGCTCGGTATGGAAGATGGCCCTAAGATGTCGAATGTTCTGAAGGATACCAAAGGTACTATTGGTGCCGCGAAAATCGGTAATGAAGATTATTCCATCGGCTTCGAGGCTTTGGATAATAAGGGGAGAACAACCCTTACTCCTGAAGAAGCTCGTCGTCGTGGTATGATGACTGATGGTATCACTGAGCTTTCCAAGGACGAGAACAAGGCAGCCGTTAAAGATTTCAAAGCTGACAAGAAAACTCAGCCCGGTGTAATCTCCCCCAACAATGTTGGTATTGACCGAGAAAATGATCTTTCTGGTAACATCTTTGATATTGACCAACAGACTCCAATGCCCGGCCCGTCTGCGGATGTAGGTGAAAATCTTGCCCATGGTATGGGGCTTGCTGGTGTATCTAAGACATTCAGATCTCAAATTGAGGATGGTGTAAACTACGCTCATCCAGATAGAGGACCAGTTACTAAAGGTCTTCAAGATTATACAACAGACACAATGAATGCCCTCGCGAGTAATACTCCCGGTGGTATCAATGTTTCCTCTGCTTATCGTGATCCTGCTACTAATGCTGCCGTTGGTGGTGCTAGTCAATCACTTCATATGTCAGGTGATGCTTTCGACCTTTCTACCAAGGGACTCTCTGATCAAGAAAAAAGAGATCTTGTAGAACGAAGTGTTATGTCTGGTGGACAAGAGATTGGTACTTATCAAGACGGCTCTCTGCATGTGGGTACAGTACAACGATTTGATCAATTAGAGGACGACCCTTGGCAAGGTGGTGTAACCGGGATGTACAACTACTCCCGTAAAAACTACGACAAGGCTCCAAGTTGGCTCCGTGATGGTCTGGAAGTATCTAGACTGGCACCTACACCAACCGAACGTCCTGAACCTCCTGCATCCCTTATGGCGATGGGAGAAAGTTTCCCTCAAAAGGATCTCGATCTTTCAGCTCCCTCTAATCCGGGATACACAAATAATACTGCTGCCGCAGCTGTTGCTACAGTGGATAGAACTTCTTTGAATATTACAGACGAGGACAGATCACTTGCAGCTATGACGCTTGCTGGTGAAATCGATCCTACTAAGACTGACCTCAGTACTCCTGAGGGTGTTCAAGAAGCATACGGTATTCTCTCTACTATAGAGAACAGAACACCTAAGTATGGCTCTATGTCCAAAGCAATCACGGCACCTAACCAATACAGTACATGGGGTAACCAAGCTGCTGCTAATACGGCAACTAAGAATTATGGACTTAACCCTTCTGTATACGACGGCGTAGTTAAGAATTATCTTGATGACCCTAAGAGTAATCTAGGCTTTACAAGTTATCATAGCAATGCCGTTAATCCTGACTGGTCTTCTACCATGCAAAATGTAACGGATATTGGTCCCCACAAGTTTGGGTTCCTAGACGAATACAATGCACCTAACACTCGTATGAACGTCGCTACTCCAAAGGAAAAGCCAACCTTAAGCACGGCTAATACTTCTTCTGGATTTATGGGAAGTTCTATGGGTGCTAACAGACCAGCATCGACTGCAAGTGACAGAGAATATGAACGCAAGGAACAAGCGACGGCTTCGACCAAGAGTTCAAGCACTGCCTCTCGGGACGCCAGTAGAGACACTGTTTCAAAATCCTCTACCACTTCAAAATCTTCGAGCACCACTTCCGGAAGTTCGAAGAGTACATCCGATAAGGATAAGACCGGAAGATAATCAAACAGGTTACCCATAACCCTCAATAACGAGATACTTATGGCCCCAAGGAGAAACAAATGACAAAATATCGTAATCCCCGCCACGAACAAGAAAATCTGGAACTCGAAGAAGTAGAACAGGAATTGGCCTTTATGGCTGAACCCGCTAGTTCCGCAGATGATGAGGTCTGGAAAAAGCGTTATGGGGATCTCAGACGACATTCCGATGGTGAAATTAAAAAGGCCAAGGACCGTATGACTGAGCTAGAGAACAAACTCAACCGTGCTCTCCAAGGGCAACTTAAGGCTCCGAGTTCTGAAGCAGAAGTAGACGCATGGATGAAAGAATATCCAGAGTTTGCAGGCATCCTAGAAGCTGTTATTAAAAAGCAGAATAAGGAAGCAACGCATCAGATTGAAGAAAAGATTTCGAAGGTTGAATTCAAGCAGAGAGAACTGGACGCAAAGGAAGCTTTCATGGAGCTTCGTACATTGCATAAGGATCTTAGTGAACTGCTTGCTAAGGACTCCGAATTCAGAAAGTGGCTCGCAACACAGCCACAGAAAATACAGGATAAGATGAACGGCCTCGATGTTGAAGAAGCTGATCTGGTTATCCGAGCTTACAAATCAGAAAAGAACCCAAAGAAGTCGAAGGTCGATGGTGATGAGTTCGATGCTAGAGGTGCAGCCAAGGTGGTTCGTACTCCGGCAGCTGGTAGTGAGCTAGCTGATGATTTTGGTGATTATGACTTCACCGAGTCTCAGATCGAGAAAGAAAGTGCACGTAATCGTAAGTGGTTTGAACAGAATGAAGCCAAGATTGCTGAAGCTGCACGTAAGGGTAAGATTCTTTATGACATCTCGGGTGGCGCTCGAATGTAATTTAGACTTGCTAACATAGAATTAAAATACAAAGAGATTACCCATATAGAATAACCCCCGTTTGGGAATACTTATTACTTAATGGCCCTCCGAGATTATTTGATCTATTTAACAATTAAATCAATTATTTTAGGAGAATATAACATGGCTTTTGAAAGCGCAACTGGCTACCAGAATCTGCCTAATGGCAAGTTTTCCCCAGTAATCTACTCGCAGAAGGTTCAGAAACAGTTCCGTAAGACTTCGGTTGTCGAAGATATTACGAACTCTGATTACTTCGGTGAAATTTCTAACTACGGTGACTCGGTACAGATCATCAAGGAACCTGAAATCGCCATCTCGAAGTACGCTCGTGGTACTCAGATGACTTCGCAGGATCTCCAGGATGAAGACTTCACGCTCATCGTTGACCGTGCTAACGCCTTCCAGTTCCAGATCGACGATATCGAAAAGAAGCAGAGCCATGTAAACTGGCTGGATATGGCAACTGACCGTGCTGCTTACAACCTTGCTCAGGAATATGATGCTGACGTCCTTGGTTACTTGTCCGGTTATGAACTGGTCAGTGGTGTATGGCAGGCCCGTACTACTGCTGTAGGTACTAAGGCAGAAAGCACTGCAGACGGTGACGAACTGCTTGCAGCTCACAAGCTTACTCGTGCTAACTTCGTAACTGGTGGTTCTGCTCTTGACAGTATTGCCGTAGGTACGACTGGCACATTCGATAGCACACCTCTTCAGCTTCTCAATCGTATGAATCGTCTTCTCGATCAGCAGAATGTTGAAAAGGAAGGTCGTTGGGTTGTAGTTGACCCGGTATTCATGGAAGCCCTGATGGATGAAAACTCCAAGTTCATGGACCGTGATTACCAGCTCACAGAACAGCTTTCCAACGGCAAGCTTTCGTCCAACAAGGTACGTGGTTTCCGTATCTACAGCAGCAACAACCTTGCTTATGTAGGTGGTGGTCCGGGTATCCGTGATAACAACGGCTCGCAGACTGACTTCGGCTTCATTGTCGCTGGTCATGACACTGCTGTTGCTACTGCAGAACAGATCAATAAGACTGAGACCTTCCGCTCGCCGTTTGGCTTCAGTGATATCGTTCGTGGTATGCATATGTATGGCCGTAAGATTCTGCGCCCGACCGGCATCGTTCGTGCTGCTTGGAACCTCGCATAATTTTCAGTTATAAAGGATAAATAACTATGGCTACTATTACTACTGTATCTAATCCACTTGGCGTCATTGGGACCTCCCTGCGCCATATGGACAACTCGGTCATGCCTTACTCGATTTGGCAGGAAATTGACATTCCGGCAACTATCGTAGCTAAGGGTTCTGCCCTTGCTGCTGCCGACGTCATCGAGGCACTTCGTATTCCTCCGAATACACTCATCCTCTATGCTTTTGCTAAGAAGACGGCTGCTTTCGCAGGTACCTCTACTAACCTTACCCTCAACGTCGGTGTAACCGGTGTAAACGCTGCTTCCTACGTCTCTGCTTGGGACTATGACGCTGCTGCCATTGAGGATTATGGTACTCAGGGTACATGGTCTAACCCGGTACTCGTACCTAACAACACGACTGGTGATACTATTGATATTACCATTGCTACACAGACCGGTACTTGGACTGGTGGTAAGATTCGTGTCGAAGCAGTATGCTTGGATATGAACCGTAAGGCTCGTGGTCGTATTGCTCAGCCCAAGAGCTAATTGATTTGAAGCCCCTTTAGGTAATTCTTTAGGGGCTTCTTATTTTACTAGCTATAGGGAGTGTAACATGGTTGCAGATATTGAAGACTTAAAGAGACGGGTCTACAACCTAGAGAATTGGCAAATTGAAGTTAATATTTCAAGAGCCGAAGAAAGGGTTGGTAGAGTGCATCTTGATAAGAGGTTTGACACTCTAGAGAAAAGTCTAAATGACCTTTCAAACACAGTTACAAGTACTATGAAATGGTTCATGGCATCTGTAGGTGGTGCTTTTATTACTTATATCGTTGTCTTCGCTTTGAAGGGTGGATTTGCCTAATGGGAACTAGTTATCTCGGTCTTACAAATAAGCTACTTCGCAGATTGAATGAAGTAGAAGTAACTGATGCACAATTTGCTTCTGTACGTAATGTCCAGAGTGCTGCAAAGGACTGTATCATTGCTGCTATTAATGAGATTAACACAAAAGAATTCGAGTGGCCGTTTAATGCTAAGACCGGGACAACTACTTTAGTTGCTGGACAAGAAGAATACACTTGGCCTAGTGATTTTTCCGTACCTGATTGGTATTCTTTCAGAATCCTGAAGTCAGAACCACTTAATTCAAACAATAAATCTCTTAAGTACTTAACTAAGGAAGATTTCTTCCATTACTACAGAGATAGAGACGATAATAATAGTCCTCAGGGAATGGGTGTTCCTGATTTTGTGTTCCCACGTAATGCATATGGGTTTGGTGTAACACCCTCTCCTAATGCTGCCTATTTGGTCGAATACCAATACTTTGCTACACCTGTGGACTTAGTAGATTATGATGATCTCTCTAACATCCCTACACAATTTGATTACGTTATCATTAATTATGCCCTTAAGCATTTCTATATGTACAAAGACAATATTGAACAAGCTGGTTTCTGGAGTACAGAAGCTGAAAAGTCCCTAAGACAAATGAGTTCATTTCTTGTCAACAGAGACGACTATGCATCTAGTACTGTAACTAACTTTGGGGGCAGTTGGGCTTATAGCTACTTTGGAGGTTACTAATTGCCAGATAATATTAGTTCAAGTACAATTGTCTCAACAGGGGGCTTAGATAGCTCCCAGAACCATCTTTATCTTGACAGCACTACTCCCGGTATGGCTACTGACTTGCTTAATTATGAAGTAGGTCTTAATGGTGGTTATAGAAAGATCAGTGGGTTTGCACCACTTAATGCACCCTATAGATTTGTAGATGATACTAATGCAGAAGGTCAAATCCTCGGTCTAACTCTCTTTAAAGGTAATGGTGTAGAACGGATTATCGCTGCTAGGAAACAAAAGAGTGGTAACACTTATAATTTCTATTACTACGATGAAGGTAGTGGGTGGAATCCCTATACTACAGGGTTAACCTTAAATACTATTTCTGGTCCTGATACAATTAAGAAGATTAGAAGCGCCGAGTTTAACTTTGGTAATAGGGATTATATCATCTTTGTAGATGGTGTAAACAATGCTACATTAACAGATGGTACTGATTGGTATTCTTTGTCCCCCACAGGTGCAGGTACAGAACCTGATCCGGGTGGTGATCAACTTATTGAAAAACCCTCTCTTGTCACAGTATTCCAGAATCATATTTTCTTGTCAGGTGATCCTGAGTATAAGGCACTTGTAGTTCATAGTGCACCTCAAGACCCATTTAACTTTACTAGTGCTGCTGGTGCAGGACAAATTCCCACTGGTTTCCCTGTAGTACAGATTAAACCATTCCGTGACTTCTTGTATGTCTTTGGTAATACACAGATTAAATACATCTCTGTATCTGAAACTACTTTTGTAATTAAAGATGTTACTACTAATATTGGTTGTATTGCTCCTGACTCTGTAATTGAAATGTCTGGGGATATCTTGTTTCTTGCACCTGATGGTATTAGGCCAATCTCTGGTACAGACAAGATCGGAGACGTTAATATTGCCACAGTTTCTAAACAGATTCAGTTCTTGGTAAGTAACTTAATTGGTTCTTACGACCTCACTAATCTCAACAGTGTTGTCATTAGGAATAAATCTCAGTTTAGGTACTTCGTAAGTGCACCTAGTTCAGCAGCCATTGGTGATGGTCTTATTGGTGGCCTAAGGTCTCCAGAAAATAGTACAGGTTGGGAATTCAGTAAACTCAGAGGAATTAGGGCAAGTGTATCTACCTCTGGATATTACCAGACAAAAGAACTGGTCCTCCACGGTGATTACGATGGGTCTGTCTATAAGCAAGAGTTTGGTAGTTCCTTTAATGGTACTGATATCTTATCCATTTACACCACCCCCTTCTTGACCTTAACTGGTGACAGTAAGACTAAGAAAATGATCAGAAGTATTTCCATGTTCTACAGACTTGAGGGTTCTCTTGTCATGAACATTTCAAACACTTTCGATTGGAATGACCCACTAGTACTTAACCCCTTGTCTTATACTCAGGGAAGTACTATTGCTAATGTGCAATATGGTGATGGGACAGTATACGGTGATGGCAGTACTTATAGTAACCCAATCAGGAGTCCCGTCTTAGAAGTTGCAGCAGAAGGTTCCTTCTTTTCAATTAAACTATCATTTACTACATCAGACCAGAACCCTGCTCACAGTATTCAGGGATTTATTATTGAATATACTCAACAGGAAAGAAGATAATGACAGGTTATACTAGACAAGCACTATCTGAAATCCAAGACGGTGAAGATGTCATTGCAGAACCTCTTAACAGAGAGTACAATGCACTACAAGTAGCTTTCAATGGCACTAGTGGTCATACTCATGATGGTGGTGCAGGTAATGGTCCTAAGATTAACCTAACTACATCTGTAACTGGCATCTTGCCAGCAGCTAATGGTGGTCTCGGTTCAGGTGGTATCCTCCCTATTTCCAATGGTGGTACAGGTAGTACTACAGGGGATACTGCTGCCGCTGCCCTTGGGTTAATTAGTGCCAAGGATATCTCAGGCACTGGTACTGTTACTGGTAGCGCTAATGTCATCACTCTTGATACTGATAGAAACTACACTGTTTATAACAATACACTTTATGTAACGTTCAAAGCCATTGCTTCTAACACAGGGTCAGTAACCCTAAATATCGATGGTGTAGGCGCTAAACCTATTAAGAAAGTCGAACAGGGTGGTGAATCTGCTCTTGCTCTTGGTGACTTATTCGTAGGTGGTATTTATACTGTAAGGTATGATACTGCTGCAAATAGTGGTACTGGTGCATTCATTGCAATGAATCTCTCTAAGAGTACTAACTATCTTATTGGTGACTTCTTTGAAACTATCAGGACGCTAGATAGTACTTGGCTTAAACGGAATGGGGGTGTGTATAATATTTCCTCTTATCCATTGCTTGCTGCTCAACTTCCAACCCTGCCAGATGGCGTCACTTGGAGTAATGTAAGTACAGGCTCTGGAACTGGTTTTACTTGTATTATTCCTAAAGGTACAGGAACTGGGTTCATTCTTGGCAGGTCTACTAATTCTGGTGGTACATATACATCTGAAATTTTCTCATCTACTGATGGGGAGAGTTGGACACTTGTGGCTACCATTGGTAGTAACTTTGCCGTTAGTTGTTTGACTTATGGTGCTGGTGTCTATGTAGCTGGGTCTGACAATGGACAAATCAGTGTAAGTAATGACGGTATTTTCTGGGGTGCTCCTACAATCTTCTTGCCGGGTACATCACCGGGTATAACTGGAATTGCATACGGAGCAGGTGTATTTACAGCTATCTGTACATCGAGTTCTGGACGAACCATTTACAGTTCAGCAGATACGGTTACATGGACCTTGAGGCACACTATTGTAGGTCTCCCAAGAGGCATGGACTTTGTTAATTCGGTTTTCATTGCTACAAGTACAGCTGGTGGTATTGATACTAGTACAGACGGTATTACCTACAGCCAGAAAACCACTCGTAGAGTAAAGTACACTCAAAAGGTTCTGGGAAGTGCCACTAGTTCTTGTAGTCCAAGTACTTAAATTAGGTG